GGCGCGCATTTAGGCTCACGGATGCCTGTGGGCCCCCAATATTAATATTAATCATCGGAGAGCACCTCTTGCGCCAGCTCTTGTATTTTTAACACGGTGCGCACCATATTTTCAGTGGGTTTTTTATCCCCATAGCCCTCTAAAATAGCAATTACTTTCTTAGTTTTTTCCGACATGGCGCCGTCGCCTTGAATTTCTTCTAATTCTAATGACTTTCGTAATGTTTGTTTAAGGCGCCCCACCTCTTCATTCAAATACAGCTTTAGCTCTAAACCATTGTCCGCAAAAGAACTAACAAACTTCCCCAATAATTGTTTTTGCTCTTCTAGGAGAGATTTATACTCATCATTAAATTTCTCAACAAATGTTCTATAGACGATATTATCTACAGGCTCCAAAATCTCCACGGCTTCACTCTCCTGTGAGATCATTCGTGTTAATATCCTTTCTTCAAACAACACCTTCTGTTTGATAGAATTTAAATCCTTAAAAATAAAGTCTATCGTCGCTAATGACTTATAATTGGGAACAAAGTTGCTCCAAACCCCACTGGACAGTTCTTTGTTTATGCGAGAGATCAGTTTGGTCTGGCTATCAAATATCCTTTTCCGGTTAAGGCGTGCATGTGATCTTTTTGTCTCTTCTAAAATTTTAGAAGCAACCTTTTGATCTACTGGATCTTCGTCCAAAAGGGCCCGATACATCTGGAGTTCCGAAAAAAGGGGGCTACCACTATAAAATCCCTCTTTAAGGATGGCAGTAACCTTCCGCTGCACAACAGCGTTGTGATGAATGACCGCCTTGGACAGTTCCCGCACCAAGGTTTCATATAAAAAGGCTGTATTTCTCTTTTTATTGTGCCGCGTTTTCATCTGACCCCTTCTCCAGTTCTTTTTCTTCTAGTTCGTTGATAAGCTTACGAATGGCTGAAGCGTTCTCTAAAAATGTTGTCTCCAGTTTATTATAAGTAGGTGCCGCCCCTTCATAAAGATCGTTTGGTCCTATACTTCCAGGAAAGATACCGCGTGGACTATCTGTTTTCCACGGTCTCGTCTCACTTCTGCTTTTGCGTGTAGTGGGGCCCCGCTTGTCGCGCCTTCTCTTATCAGAAAGATGTTTAACGGGCTGATACTTGTGTCCCTTGTCGCCCCTAGTTCGGCGATAGTGTCTCTGTCGTGTATCGTCGCGACTTCCATCATCACGTCGAGCAGCGGGAGCAGCGGGAGCCGCCAGCAAGGAAGATTCTTCTCCTTCGGGAACCTCTTCTCCGCCACCTTCGGCCGGTGGCGTTTCAAAAACTCCGCCGCCCTCATCTCCCGGGACCTCTTCTCCCTCAATTGGCGCCTCCCCTTCCATGCCCTCTTCGGGGGGCATGCCTCCTGCCATTGCTGCTGAGGCCTCCTGGGCCGCCATTTCACTAACCGCCTCTAATTCGGCCTGATAGGCCCGATCATAAAACGCTTCGCGCTGATTTCGTAAAAATTCTTCATCAGACATATTAAATATATTTTTAGACAACCACTGACGACTAAACATGCCCTCGGTGGCGCCACTGGCAATATCAAACTTAGTACGCCACTGTTCCAGTTCTTGTAACTCTGCCAACTTAGAAGGATTATTAAGTGTAAGATTAAATGAGATTAAATCATCCGATCGAAAACCCAAAGTAAAAAGATGTACAACAGCAATCTTCTCTAGTTCTGCCAAAAGTGATCTCTGCAGTCTCTGAATAGTCCGCGCAAAACGAATATCCTTTTGAGCTAAGGTGGACTTGTCTTCTTCGCCCCCTTCGCCTAAAGTAAGATAGGACTGGGGTATCTTTATAGCAGAAAATAGCTTATCGCGAATATACTTTACATCATCAATGTCGTTCAGGCTCGCAGCCCCCGGAAGGGTGGTAATTTCGGATCCGACGCCACCTCGCATCGGAATAAAATAATCCTCCTCCACAGACAAAGGATTATATCTCAGATCGACGCGTCCTGTGGTGGCATTAATAAGTTGGTTCCTCTTCATGGAGGTCTTAACCTTCTCCATATATTGCTCGATATCCTGCGGGGGGATATTTCCTACATCAATTTTAAACACCCGGCGTTCGGGGGCGCGCACCACTCTATAAGCCAGCATGGCATCTTCTATCAAGACAAGCTGCCGCCAAATTCGGCGCGCTGGGTCAAGAACTGATGTACCATAAGGAGAATGCTTATCGTTTCCTAAAATACGAAAATGTGCAACCTGCCAATTTTCAAAAGTCATGCCCGCAGAATTCCACTGATACTGAACATAGTTGGGATTGGTGGGATCTTGTCCCTCGAGGCGCTCTATTTCCTGTGGGGGTAAACCCACGACGCTCTTAACTCCTAACTTATCATCGATATCTAAATATAGAAAAAAGTCACCATACTTACACATGGTTCGGGCCCACCCGAAGGCATTAAATTCTATGTTAAGCATATCATAAAATAAAGATTCTAAAATATGTTTAATTTCATCGTTTTTTGTATCGATGTCTAAGAGGGGATTGTAGTCGTTTGAGGTGGTCATCTCATCAGCATAGATATCCATCGCAGAAGCAATTTCCGGCATATACTCCATTTGATCAAAATCAATATAACGCTCATTACGGTTCTGATTCCGCATAGCATGTGATGTCAGTAAATTATAATTTCGCGAAAGATTATCTTGAGTTACTTTAAACTGTTCTCCGCTTAAACTTTTAAATCTAGTGGAATATTTATCCAGAGCGGTTCGTCGATCTTGTCGCGCGAATTGTGCTCGATAGTTGATTAAGGGACCAGAAAATAATCGCGTTAATCTCTTAAACAGAGGAGCCGCGGGGTTCCTTGTATTGTTTCTTTTTGTAACCTTCTTGGGGGGTGCCATTTATTCTATCCTTTTATAATTCCCATGTATTTCTCATTAAATATTTTTGCTTCTGCTTGCTGATTGGTTTCGCTAAAGTGTTTATGTCCGAGCATTCCAGGAATAGTAGTATTAAGTTCGGTACTTTCGGTAGAAATTGCAGAAATAAAGCTTTTATTATATTCCATCGAGCGTTGGTCTTCAATAAGGGCGGTATCTCTCACCCAACACCCTATTGCAAACGACATAATCAAGTCATCGTTGTAAGAGCGCATTGCTTGTGGTTTCCCATTGTGCCAAATAAATGTCTTCATCTCCGAAAGTAGTCTACTAGAGTTAATTTTAATTAGCTTGTTTCGTATAAACTCTTCCATTTTGGCTATTATCAAGGGGCGCGTTTTTATAGAAGTAGTAAACCCCGGAATTACGTTGCTTCTCCATTGAGCGGTCGCCGAGTCCACAAACTCGTGGCTTCCTTTCGTCGTATAATATATATTAGTATAGTCCTTCTCTTCCAGCTTTTTAAGTACAGCAAACCCTATGTTGTTGTTTTCTATAACAATCATGCTATTCCCATATTCTCTCCCGGCGCTAAACAATATCTCAGCATAGTCGTCGGGATTCGGCTTGCCTACGTATTCAGCCACGATCTCCAAAGTAGAAAGCTTAAAGACGTGAAATGCCGAACTATCCGCACCATCTCCTCGGGCAACGTCCGCGGCAATCAAATATCCTTCGCCGTCTTGGGGCCCTTCCCAAATCCAATAATTTCTATCGGGCCCGGTTCGATACTTAGGCTCCGTAGTCCTCTCCAAATACCAATTTAAATCCTCAGCAAGTATTACCGTTTCTCCAGATACATTAAAATTGCACTCTAACTCTTGAGCAATTTGTCGCTTTGACATGTTTCTAGTTTCTTTTTCAAACCATGGCTGATCTCGTTCGGGGTGAACATCCCATTGAAGTGTGGTTAAATGAAAATTATTAGCCCCAATTTCCGCTTCCATGCAGGTCTTATGAAACCAGTTGCCAACACCGTGAGGGGTAGATAAAGCAATACAACCTCCTCCCGTAGAAAGTGTGGGGTATAATGCAGTCCACAATTCATCCAATCGCTCCACGTGGGCGGCCTCATCTATGACCAACAAAGACAACGCTTCTGAACGGCCGACGTCCCCCGCCGTAGAGGCTGCCTTGATTTGAGAACCGTTCGATAATTCAAAGGAAGAACGATTATCAATAGATATTTCCGCGATCTTCATCCAAGGAGGAAGGCTCTTCATAATTCTTTTGACCTTGCGCACAAGGTTGGTCGCTGTTTGAAGCTTTGTTGCTACCACCAAAATGTTCTTATCACGATGGAAGAGCATCAGCCACACGATATAGGCAGCCGTAATAGTAGATATTCCTAGTTGGCGCGCCTTCAAGATTACATTAAAACGATAATCACTAAAGTCTCTCAGCATCTGCTGCTGATAATCATATGCCTTGAAAGGAATCACTCCCCGCTGGGGGTGAGAAATTTTACAATAGTTTTTGGTAAAATAAACGGAATCTTTGCCGGCCTTGACCAGCTCTCTTATGATTTCTTTTTTGGTTGGGCTATACCCCATGGCACCGCTTATTTGCCCTTGCGAGTATCGTTAGAGGGGCGCTTATTTTTAGGCCCGAGTGCCAGAAAATCTTTTATCGCTTTATCTAGTTTGGTTTTGGGATCATCAATCTGTTCAACGTCGCTCAGACCACCAATTTTATAATCGCATTTTGCACACACATCAGTACGATAATTAGAAAGCTTCTGAACTAGAATGGAGGGCTCCCCAACTTTTGTAAGAGTAAGAGAATTTCCAGTAACCGTCTTGTATTCTTTCTTAAGGAAGGCGGCCACCTTGGCAACCATGCCCACTATCTCGTTTTCGAACCCATTTTGAGCCACATCCTTAAGGCGCGTTTCGGAGGAGTACACAATAGTAAGAATTGGTCCACTAAATTTGACCTTAAATCCGTCAATTATACGCCTATCATTAATAAGGTGCCCCTCTTCTCTTTTTAAACCCACCTTGCGGGCCCGCCCATCCGCATTCAAGGATTCCTCATGGCTCCCATCATGTGCGTTAGCGGCGGCTTGTGCAATGCCGCGAATAATTTCAAGTGTTGTAGCCATTAATCTATATCTCCTTCGATGGGCGCCAGCCCGATAACCATCTTTCTTCTCTTCCCTCTACCCAGCGAATATGACATTCCTGACAACATTCGTATTTAGTCATATAAAGTCCGTTCCGCACATCAAATGAATATTTCTCACAAATAGTGCAAGTCCTATTATGCTCTCTACTAAGTAGTTTTTTGTTTATTAAAAATCCGTCTTGTTCGACT